CAGCGCGTCGAACTCGTCGGGAGAGTAGCCGAGGCGTTCCTTGATGTCCTCTTTCGGCTCTATGATTATCTTGCCGTTACTGAGGAAGCTCCACTTGATTTCCGTGGCCTCTTCGAGAAGGGAGCCGCCGGGGGGCAGCATGGCGTTACTGCCGAAGTCGGGGTTGAGCCAGTCGCGGACTGCCCAGAAGCAGTATGCCCGCATGTTGGCGAACTTGTATTCCCCGGTAACGTCGGTAAGCTCGCGCGAGCCGATACGTGCGGCCTCGCTGTACTTACAGCTGATGATGCTGTCGAGTCGCGGCCTGCCGTTCTGCTCGACGCTTATTTCCTGCAGGCGCGAGAACACACCAGCACCTTCGCCTATGGTATCTATGCTTGTGCAGCAGCCCGTGTGCCGGGTGAGGTAGTCGGTGGCCTTGCCTGCGACCTTCATGTGGTCGGCCTTGCCGCCTGAGTTGGTTTTCTTTATTTTCTCAACGTAGTCGCCATAGCGGTACACCTCGCAGGAGCTGTCACGACCCATACCTGCTACGTCAAGCCCCAGGATGCCGTCGTTGTGGCTGGGAAGGGTGTACTGTTTCCAGCGTTCCCTTGCTTCCTCGATCCACAACTGAGGAATAAGCACGTCTTCGTCAACCTTGGGGAATTGTCCCAGCACCTTCTTTCGGAACAGGTCGCTCGGTCGGTACCACTGGCCATCGAACTCGAAGTCATCTTCCGAGGCTTTCGCATCTTCCCGGCTGATAGGCTCACACCATGTCTCTATCTTATCCACAACCCATTCGTAGTCCACCTGTCCCGGAATGACTATCTTGCGCTGTAGCACGTTGGGGGCTGTGAGGTCATTGAGACAGAACTTCTTCCACCGCTCCTGCTTCTGGGACTTGGCGGCATAGCCCGTCGTGATGTTGGGGTTGAACACAATGAGAATGCGGGAGTTGCCCTGCAAGTTACCCTCGATGGCCGCGAAGGTGTCCTCAGTGATACCCGTAGCCTCGGTGACGATGAACATGGTGTTTACGGCGTGGAAGCCTGACCAAGCCTCGTGGTTATGCTCGTCGGCCTTGAAGCCCGTGAGAAACCATTCGTCGGAGTCCATACGTATGTCGTAGGTCGTGAGCCTGCCGGGGAGGTCAAATCCCCTGCGCTTTGCGCGGTTGTATAGACGGCTGATTTCCGGCATCATGATGTTCTTCACCTGTCGGTCAGTCGGTGCGGTCAGGGCTACCTTCGTATTCTCAACCAGCTCGTTATTCTCGTTCCAACGGGGCGTGAGGTATAGGAAGCACATGGCAATGACAGCGGCCACAAAGTCCTTCCCACGGGCAGTGCCGGAACGGACGCTGACGCGTCGGTTGTGCTGTACGGCTGTCACGATGGCCTTCTGTTCGTCATCGAGGAAAACGCCCAATGCTTCTTCCGCGAAGGTGTTCCAGTCCTCGCGCCACCGCCCAAAGATGCGGTCTGCGTTGCGTCGTGCCGTCTCGTTCCTCGTTGCCATGTCCTGAGTGTTATTTATTGCCTACCTGCCCTGTCTGCATCAGCATATTATAGAAGCTCATTTCGCCGATAATTTCGTGCTTGTCCGGGCTGTAGAGTCCGAGAAGCTTGCGACGCTCAATGAGCAGGCGGTTGATAACGTCGAGGTAGCGGGGGTCGCCGTAACATATGACCTCTTCGGTGTTCTGCTTCATTTCCACCGTGATAACCTCGCTGGGCTTCATGTTGCCGTTCTCATCTTCCTCCGGCGTTCCTGGTATTCCCTTCTGCGCATTCTTGACGCGCTTGTAGCTCTCCTTGGATTTCTCCCACGCCTCCCACGCTTCCTTGATGAGGGCGTCGATACGCTCCAGCTCCAGCTGAAGGGCAAGGTCTAAGTCCTCAATGCGGGTCTCGCGCCACTCTTCCAGCAGGCTGTCGATGTCTTTCTTGACCGTTTCGAGCGAATAGCTCTTCAGATCAAGACGCGCCATCACCTCTGCCCGCATTTCCCGGTAGCTGTAGCCACGCTTGTATAGCCCGCTGAGTATATCCATACGCAGGAGCTTTGCGTTATTGAAGTTGCGCAGTCGGCTCTTGGCCGCACGGTCGTTATTATTCTTTCCCATAAGCCGTTAGAATGTAGCTCCGTTGTAGTGGTAGATGAGGTTGCCGTCAGCGTCTTTGCCCTGTGGCACAAGTGCGCCCTCGAAGAGCGTGTAAGGTGACTGCCCGGCCTGCGGGTTGTTCCACAGCCAGCGCATGTAGTTGGCCATCGACATATCCATGAACTTGGCACGTCGCTCTGAGCTGTTGGCGTTGTAGCCCGTCGCACGTCCCCAATCGTACTGATGGAGCAGGTCGATGTCCTTGCAGATGTCCGAATAGCGCACGGTGTGGTCTGCCGCGTTCTTGGCAATCTGAAGTGCCTCACAGAACTGCCCCTTGCTATAGTTCCAGTCGGCAGGCAGTCCGCAGCACGAGCCGTTGCAGCACAGCTCCTTGAAGTGAGCGTCGGACACGTAGAAGCGCATTCCAATCTCGTCGCACACCTGTTTCATGTTCTTCATGAACGGCTCTTTGATCTTGCGGTTCAGGCGCAGATATCCGCTGCTGACGGAATATTTCTTGTAGAAGGCCATGAAGTCGAAGCCGCAGAGCTGGTTGAAGATGGGCATACGCTCGCGGAGAGTGTTACTCCGTTGCTCCACGCACATAAACTCGGTGCTCATGGCCGTAGCACCGCGTTTCCCGGCCTCGCGAATAAGGTCGAGGTACGTCGGTGTGGTTATGCCGATGATGAAGGGGCGCAGGCGAAGTGTAGCACCCCCGGCACCAGCGTTGGCAATGCGCTCTATTGCGTCGAGACGCTTCTGAGGTGACGGCACACCCTTCTCGATGATACGGGCTTTTTCTTCCTCCAGCGTAATGATGGAGAACTTGAAGTTCCAGTTCTTCTGCCCGCGTATCAGCTCCATGTAGCGTTCATCCTCGGTGAACCAGGTGGCCTTGGTGGAGAAGCATAGCGGGTAGTCTATCTCCTTGAAGAAACGGAGCAGGTCGAGCGTCACGCCAAACTTGCGCTCGAAGCCGTCGAACTGGTCTGACAGGCCACCCCACTGCATGACCTTGCGCTGCTTGATGTAGGTTGCAAACTGCCCGGCATATTTGTCGGGGTCGGTAAACATCTTCTTGATGCGGTCGGGGTTTACGTTCTTGACCTCCTTTGCGAGATAGTTGTCCTTTGCGCCACCGATTGCCCGCTGGAACTGCGAGAAGCAGTAGAGGCACCCGAAGGAGCAGTTGCTGTATGTGTCGAAGGTCATTGGCATGGAGCAGTCAGCTATCTCGTTGCTCCAGCGCGGTGATTGATAGTATGCCATATTCTTTGCTATTTGATTGTTATTTCCATTTCGTAGTCATCATCTTTCAGCCCTGTAATGGTCGCGCCTACGTGAAGCCAGAAATCTTGCGCCTCTTCAGCGATTGGGGTGCGGAAGGTTAACTTATACAGGCCAGCCCGTTTCATTTGCGAGAGAAGCCTAAAAAGCACTTTCTTGCCAATTCCCTGACCTTTGCTGTCATTACGCACGGCGATCTCTACGAGCCTGACGTGGTTTTTACACCTGTTGGCGACGTAGAACGCACGGCAATCATATACCTCTGACCAGAACGTACCCGGAGAGCGGTGGAGCATCGTTCGGAAATAGGCGTAGGCTCTCCTGCTTATCTGACTTCCGCAGTTATAGCAGATGTCCTTCACTACAGCGTCGTTATATCCCGTCCACATAACTCACTGATGGTTGTTAGCACTTTCTCCAGCTCTTCGTCAAGCGTCACCTCTGCCGTGTTCATCTGAAGCACCCGCACACCTATCTCCTGCCACTTCCGGGCGGCAATCATGGCCTGACGCTGCTTCTTCCATATCAGCTCGAAGTTGCGCTTGCCGTTGCGTCCGTTGCTCCTTGCAGTCAGACGCTCGTAAATGAGCTGGGGCGGGCAATAGAGTGACACGACGAGGTATCGCTGTGCCTTGAACATTGCATTAGTAAGATTGAGGCCGAAGGTGTTCATGAAGCTGCCCTCGCAGATTACGACCTCCGCATTGCGCAGTGCCTCTTCGACAACGTCTGCAAGGCGGGAGGTACATGAACTGCCGTTCTCATTGGTTATCCTATCCACGCCGCCGTAGCGGGTCACGCCGTACTTCCCGGCGAGGCTTATGCTCCCGGTCTTGCAGTAGGTCACGTCATTGGTTATCCTATCCACGCCGCCGTAGCGGTCGATGATAGCCCATGCGAGGGCTGACTTTCCTACTGCGTTTGTTCCTGTTATGAACACGCAGGTCTTCATTGTCAGACGTTGTTGTAGATAAGTTCACGCCATTTTGAGTTGTCGGCTTCGTTCAGCATTCTCTCGGTGTAGTAGCCGTCGTAGCGCGTTCCCTTGAAGAACTTAGCTACGGCGCAAAGGGAGGTCTCGATGGCAAAGCAGTTGTCTTTGGTGTCCATCTTCGCGGACTCCAGGAAAGCGTCGAGCACTTCCCTGCTGCCGTTCCTGGTGATGTAGGTAGCTCCCTTGGTGTAGTTCTCGTCGTGCTCCCACTTGAAGCGCAGGTCATCGACCCACTGTGGCTTGAACACGTTCATGTAAACTTCGAGGAAGAGGAAAGCAGCATATCGCCCAAAGAAATACCACGAGGAAACGACGCTGTACGCATCTGAGGTTGTCTTGACGGCCAATAGAGCGGAGAGCATTCCCCGGTTCAGCTCTTTCAGCATGCGGTCGTATGCCCCGTTACAGCGGACATAGCGTCGGTCAGTACGGAAGTGGAGCTGCTTCATGTCGCGCTGGCCCTCGAGCAACATGGTGAGTGCGCTGGGTATGTGGTAGGTCATCGTGTAGAAGTAGATGAGCCTGAACGAGTCCCATTGATTGAGCTTCAGCGAATAGGCGAGGGAGGCTATCATGCGTTCCTCAACGCCTGCGTCGCCGCGCTTGTGGTAGCTGATGTATTCTTCGTAGGTCATTGGCTTACTCTTCCGTGTTAGTGTCCCCGGCTGCTCGCTCCTCCTCTTTCTTTGTAGGGTTGAGTATCTCGTCG